TCAATCGGGGTACACAGCTGTTTCAAATACTTTCTTAGTTTTTTGATCCTGAAATTTAATGGTAGTTTTGATTGATTCAGATTTGACACCATTTATTACTTGATAAAAATAAGTTTGCATACCAACATTAAAAGTAAGGACATCGCTTAAACTATCATCATAAGTTGATTTATCAATTATAAGCGTTACTTCAGTAAAATTATTATTATAGGTAATATCTTTAATATACGAAGAATCAGTACTGTTTTTCATTTTATTGAAAGCGCCTACGGTGGTTTGCTTAGTATCATCTATCATTTTTTGATGGGTTGCTTTTGACATCTTGTAAGTAACGGATCCATCTTTGTTTTTCGTTACATCAGTTACACCGCTTTTTGCAGCGTCTGCTTTGATTGCATCAATGCTCTGACCCTCAAACAAAGAGGAAGGAAATGTAATTGTGTCACTAAGAACACCGTTGTCAACTTTAATTTCCGCTTGCGATGAAACACTGCTGGATGTTGGCGCCGATGATGATACAGGTGCTGATGATGAACTTGCCGTGTTCGATACCAAGCTGGTTGACGGTGTGGAAGAGCACCCAACTGAAGACAATGCCAACGCCACACACAGCAATAGAGGAATAATTACTTTCATATTTATACCGTCCATTTGTTTCCACATTTTTGACAAATTGCAACAGTCTGACTTTCAAATTTAGTCTTTCCGGTTCCCTTGTGCCCACCTATTAAAAGCCATAATCCAAACGTGCAAACTATCAATAATAATCTCCCTAATCCCCACAAGCAGCCATTTCCCTTTTTAGATGTTTTCGCACTAATTTGTTCAGTGGTAACAGTAACATTCTCTGAACCGCATTTAGGACATACCATTTCTACCTCTCCTTAATTCCGCTATTGACATATTTCGACAACAGCATATAATGTTATTAGAGAAGTGTATGCTTTTCACATGACTTTGGCCGTTCACTATTCGCAGTAGTGGACGGCCTTTTTTTATTACAATAAAATTGAATCTTGGTTTAAGATACCGATTACTTTACCGCCACACAGAATATCATCATCAGGGTAGAATGGAATATTTTCATACTTTGGATTCAGAGAAATTAATTCTTTTTCTCCACGCTGTTTTACAAAGCCTTCATCGTTAATAACGAAAATTCCAAATTCTCCATGTTCAATATCTGGCTGTTCGTGAACGAGAAGAATATCGCCATCATGGAACTTAGGTTCCATACTTTTGCCGCTGACGGTGACGCAGAAATCGGCGCGGGCGGTTTGCTTGTTAAACGCCACTTTAACCTTCTCCATGCACTCTTCGGTTACATAGGTACCTGTACCTGCTGATACAGGTTGCACGGCGTGGCGAAGATAAATGATATTATCAAGCACCTCACTATCTGCTCCACCCACAGATTCCATTTCTTCTACCAAATCCCTGACAAAATTCAATGATTGATCTGCATTGCAGAGCATTTCATTAAGTTTGTAAATAGTGCTGCTTAACGCTTTGTTCCCATTCAAATAATCGGCTGCAGATTGATATGCTGCAATGCTTTTGGCAATTGTTTCTAACAAGTATCTTCCGGCTCCTATGCCAGAGTCAACATATTTTTTAGCGCGCAGATTTTCATAATCCTTAGTGCAGGATATTAGATTTTTCGTTATCTGGACGATTGTCTCTCGGGATGGATAACTAAGTCCTTTAAAGACAGAGTCCAATTCTGTGCTTGTAATAAGAGTTTTTTCTTCTATGTTTCTATAGTTGGTTAATCCAAGCAGATAATCAGCGGACACATTGAAATATGTGCATATTTGCGTTACTGTTTCAGGCCTTATATTATCTTTCTTCCATGTTGGCAAATTTCCACTGCTTCCAGTTAACTCTTTGCATAAAGTCGTGACTGATAAACCTTGCTCATCACAAAGTTGTGAGATTTTTTCAAATAACATAATATAACCACCTAAATTCAAAATTTTGAATTTATATATTGACAAATTCAAAAAATTGAATTATGATAAAGCTAATTCAAGTTCTTGAATTTGATTGCATCTAAATAATAACATTTGTTCGAGTTAAATACAACTATTTAAAGTAAAAAAAGGAGGTGAATATTTACAATGTCGAATAAATATTACACTTGCGAAGAGGTTGCTCAACTTCTCAATGTTAACATTGCTTCAATATGGCGTCTCATTCGGATTGGCGAGCTGAAAGCAATTGCTATAAATGCTCGTACTAAGAGAATTGAAGAGGAGGAACTAAAAAGGTTTTTAAAAGAAAGGGAAACAAAAATAGAAGAGGAGGCGAAATGAATGTGCGATTTTCAGTGTGATAATCCAGAACTTTGTAAATCGTGTACCCATTATGTCCCTAAGGGGAAAGAAACAATTTATCTCACAGTAAAGGCTAAAATGATAGACTACGTAAGCGAACTTTATCCTGAAGGAAATTTTGCTCTGTACTCAGATTGTTCTACTCTCGCGAGAAAAATTTTCAAGAAAAAAAATAATGTTAGTAAAGCAACTCTAAGTGGCATGAAACCTATACCCTCAAATTTTATTAAATCTCAGACTGATGTTGATGAATTGTTTGAAATTTTTAAAAAGTTAGCGTATGCCTACTCAAATTGCCTTCAGAAATAAATTTGAAGGAAGAAAAACTGATTCATAGGACAATCCGCGATCTTAATAAATATGAAGAGAGGTGATAAAGATGCTTGTGAAAATTCCAATTGAGGGCAATATTGTTCAGGATTATTACATAGGTAATACTCACATTCTGTTTAACGATGCCGCCTATATAACCCATACGCCGGAAGACAACCAGCGTGTCCTTGATCAGGCTGCGCGGGCATCCATGAATATCATTTTGCATAATCAGTCGGATCATCTATAACATATTATCCCAAAAAGGAAGTGAAATATCAATGAGCCAGAAAGCCACTAAAGCGGCTAATAACGTTTACTACATAGCACGAATGAAGGCTGCAGTGTACAATGACCGGTTGAATAGTCGTGAGGGCGCTGCGGAAATTGTCTGCATTGAGCGCACCCGATTGGCCAACATTGAAGCCGGAAATATTAACCCGCACCCGGAGGAGGTCAATCTGATGGCAGGCTCCTACAATGCTCCGGAGCTGCCGAATTACTTTTGCTCGCAACAGTGTCCTCTTGGCTGTGGGCGCGTGGACAAGCTTGAACCCCGGAACTTGGAAAGCGCCGCCATGAAATTTAAGCGTCTTACCAGGCATATTGATGATGTTGCGGATGATATTTCTGATATTTCCGAAGATGGGCAGATATCTTCTAACGAACAAAAGGATTTCAGCCAGAGACTTGACCAGCTCCGGGCAATTAAAAAATCCATTGAGGAGCTGATTTTACTTGGCGAATCCAGAAAATGCACAGAATAGTCTGCCCAGCTGCTGCCAACATTGCCCGAACAAATCTAAATTCAAATACTGCAGCCCGGTCTGTAAGAAGTTCAAAGCTACAGAAATTCAAAAGGTTCAAAACGGTCTGAACAGCCATGTTGCTGATTTTATAGACAAGAAAATTCATTACCGACATCGTCATAAAAGGTGGTGATTAGATTGGACAAGCAGACTCAAAAGTACATAGCGGACCTTAAACAACGTGCCGGCCAACTTCGGCGACAGTATCACTTTTCCCGCACGGTGGCCGGAGCAACAAGTTGCTGGCTCGGTGGAGTAAAGACAGAACACATCGGTACTGTATTGGTGCTGATGACTGAAAGGAAGTAAAAATAATATGAGACTTCGTAAACAGGCGCTGGGTGACCGTAATATTATTGGTGCACGCGTAGAAATGGCGCGTAAGAATCAAGGCATGAAGCAAAAGGAACTTTTAGCGCATATGCAAACAAAGGGAATCGACTTGAATTCCTCCGCATTATCAAAGCTTGAGGGGCAAATTCGTGGCGTGATGGACTTTGAACTGGATGCTCTGGCCGATATCCTCGGCGTTTCTGTGAGCTGGCTTTTAGGCCGGGAGGAATAGTCATGACTGCAAGGTGCAAATCCTGTAAGCAGCACTGGAATATCAGTATTAAGCAACACATCCCGTCGAGCGGTTACCTTTGCCCACGCTGTACTGGTCGTTTGATTGCAAAGCGCCGGAGCAGGGAAATGCGAGAAAAATATCAGGCCCTTGGGATTATAAAAGGAGGACAAGCAAATGCTTGAAGGATTTATTACATTGGTTCTCGTTGGTGGAGCCTTGGCAATTGGTATTGCCTTAATAGCCGGAATCAGCCGCCTTATCTACTTGATTGACGATCAGCGTATTTATCGCAGACGCAAGGAAGCAATTTCCGCAGTTAAACTTTATCGCATGGTCAATCAGCGTGTCGGCAGTAATTTGACCATTTCAGAGTACGATGACGCGGTTAAATATACCATCCGCAAATATCACCTTGAGGACCGCAACGGTGCCATGGACTTCCGCGGGCAGGACATAGAGTACATAAGCATGCTGATCAGCGAGGCAGTCCAGCAAAACCGTATGTTTCAAAGTGTTCTATCAATCGCGCAGGCCGATGCGGAACTGGCCGCCTCAGAATATGAAACCGAAAGGAAGGTAATTACAGCATGAATGAATTAACCAAAACCGCAATTAAAATCTTTGATAATACGTTGCAAAGCATTACCGGCGCGCAAACCGTTGGGAAAGCAGAATCTTCCGCACAGCTTGCCCGTGGATACCTTGTCGGAATCCGGTTGCTGGATATCATCAATAATTGGCAGTATGACGCCATGAGTGATTTGCTGGAAATCTCAGTTAAAACAGTGCATAAGCACATAAATAAAGCCACCTCCGGCGTTACGAGCACCGAAAGCGGCTTTGTGCAAAGAAATTTAACTAACACCAACAGTATAGCGATATTTGCGATTAGTGTCAACAAGGAGGGCGCGGGATATGACAACGAATGAAGGATCTAACGTGGTAAAAAATAAAATCCTGTGCCTTTTCAAAGCACCGTTTAAGGATCCGGTGCAGGTGGAAGTCGAAGATGACTTTCATGCCATACAAAACCAGGTCGGCTGCGATACCTTTCAGTGCCTGGAACCCTTTGAAGATGTTTGCTATTTTATTGATGATGAAGGCAAATTCAAGCCGCTTGCCAAACCAAATATTCGATACGGCATCGATGATATCATTGTCGGGAATATCCTGATTGCCGGAATCCGTGGTGAAAATAATGTAAGTCTCACAGAATGGCAAATTGGTTTCATTACCACGCGTTTGAAAAGTGATTCCATCACCCCACATCAAGCGGTAATGATTAACGTTAGGGATTACATATGATTCCTTTCATTAACTGGAGGAAAACAAATGAAGCTTTTAAATCTCACCCCTGATAATTTCAAGGGAATAAAGCATTTTGTGCTGGAGTCAAACGGTTCCAGCATAGATATTTTTGGTGACAACGCCACCGGTAAGACTACTCTGGCCGACGCCTATTTCTGGCTTCTGTTTGGAAAAGACTCTGCCGGCCGCAGTGACAGCAATTTTGATGTAAAAACGCGTGGTACATCCGGACTGGACTATTCTGTTTCCGGTACATTTTTGGACAATGATGGACATACTTTCACCCTGAAGCGTGTTTATAAAGAGAAATTCACCCGTAAAAATGGAGAAGCTGAGCGGGAGTTCCAAGGCAATACAACGGAATTCTTTATAAATGACGTGCCAAAACCTAAAAAGGACTATACCACTTTTGTCGCCAGCATTTGCAACGAACAGACCTTTATGCTGCTCACGGATCCAGATATGTTCGCCGGTAAAATGAAATGGGATGAGCGCCGGGACATGCTGATTCAATCATTCGCACCGGGCATTGATGACCGGGAGATTATCAATGCACATGACGAGCTGAAGCCGCTCCTTAATTACATAGGTTATAAATCAGTTGATGATTATGCGGAGATTACCAAGGCCCAGCGCCAAAAAATCAATAAGCAGCTGGCCGATATTCCCGGTCGCATCGACGAGGCTGAAAAGGCAAAGCCATTTGATGTTCCTACGTCGGATGACGGTCCGGAGGCGCTCCATCTGTCTAAAACTAAAATTCAGCTTGAAAGTAACCTGCAAAAAATCCGTAACGGTGAAAGCGCTGCAGCCCTTCGGAAAAAGATTGCAGAGTTGCAGGCGGATATCTCCACCGCAAAAACGGCTTATATCCGAAAAACCGCCGGCGGGAACACTGCCCTGGAGGCGGAGGCTGCCACACTACGCGCAACAATCAGCAATTTGCGCAACTCCATTGCAAAGAATCAAGCCGGCATTCACAGCGCGACCGGCGTAGCCGAGGGTCTTGTAAAAGAGATAGCGGAGTTACGTGCCCAATGTGTGGCCACATATGATTTGTCTTTTGATATCAGCAATAATATATGCCCTACTTGTGGGCGGGAATATTCTCCGGAAAAGCAGCAGGGCCTTCTTGATACCTTTAACGAGAATAAGGCTAATAAACTGGAGGAACTGGAAGCCAAGGGTAAAGAACTGGTAGCATTAAAAACTGAAATGGAAACCGCTACGAAAGAACACAATCAGAAGCTTCAGGATGATGAACAGAGCCTGAAACATTCAGAATACCGCTTGGAACAGCTGAATAAATCCTATGTCACCCCTGCGCCATTTGAGAATACTGCGGATTGCAAAAAGCTTCAGGACGAAATTTCCGCCGCCGAGCATGACCTATCCACCGTGGATGCGGTTGCTGCAAAGCAGTCTGAAAAATTGACTGTGCAGCTTTCCGAGGTCACCGGGCAGATCGATGCCATCAAGCAGCGCATGACCTCCAAGAGCATTGTGGAACAGCAGGACAAGCGTATCGCCGAACTGAAGGCGCAGGAAAAGGAATTGGCACAGCTACTGGCCACTTATGACAATGGATTGCTTCTGGCTGAAAAATTCGTTCAGACCAAGGCACAGGATATTGAGCAGAAGGTCAACAGTGCTTTCCGGCTTGTACGCTGGAAATTGTTTGATATTCAGGTGAACGGCGGCGTAAAAGCTTGCTGTGAAGCTACCATAAAGGGTATTGAATACAACACCAACTTGAACAGAGCCGCGAAGATGAACGCTGGGCTTGATATTATCAACACCCTTGGCCACGCGGCCGGTGTTTCGGTTCCCGTCTGGATTGACAATGCGGAGTCCGTGACAAGTTTCCTCCCGATCGATGCGCAGCTGATCAGGCTGCATGTGTCCGCCAGGGACAAGCAGCTGAGAGCGGAGGTGCGGGAATGAATAAACAAATCATACAGGCCCTGCGAGAGCTGGGTGTTCCAGCCCATCTGGAAGGCTATGAATATATCAAAATGGAATTGGAACTGTGCCTTGATAAAAAATCAGCTATTAACGCCATGACCAAAGGAATTTATCCCACCGTTGCCAACTGTTTTGATACAACGCCAGCCCGTGTGGAGCGCGCAACCCGCCATGCCATTGAAACTGCATGGGAACGTGGAAACACGGATATTCTTCACCATTATTTTGGTAATACTGTGAGTGCTGAACGAGGAAAGCCAACAAATGCAGAGTTTATAGCTACAGTCGCTGAAACGCTCCGGATGGAGCAGGAGGAAGGTGGTACTCAATGACCACCTACACCTGCAAATGCGGAAAAACCTTTGAAGGCAAAGGCGATTCGGTCACAACTGGAATGAGAGTTCCGCGCGCTGATTACACTGTAGATCACTTTTGTTTTGGGTGTCCCTTTATGAAAGATGTAAATGTGGATTTCCTTGAATGCCGCGGTACCCGCGAAACGCCGGTTTATGGTACAACAGCCAGCTGCGTGTCTTCCAAAGCATCAACGCTGCATGTCAGCTCGCTTGATTTTGATTTCATTCGGGATATGAGCGACTTTTACAATTCTCTGGCTGTGGAACCGCCGAAAAACACTCCGACTCGAGGCATGGAAGGCGGCAGCGGAAAATATCCTTTTTCTTTTGATTTCCCTAAAAACAACAAAGGGGAAAAAGCAAAGCGTGAACTTATTGACCGTTTCTTTGCCCCAGTGCAGGGCGAAGACAATTACCGAGAAATGTTCTACCGCAAAGATATTTCAGGTTGGGCCGAACAAATCAACCTTTACCACAAAATTAGAGATGCCAAAGAGGAGGCTAAAGCTATGAGTTTACAGACTGAAACGACCGCTTTTGTCGGTACTATGTACCGGCACGTCGGCAGAGTTTTACATATTGGACCATCCGAAGAAAAATTCCGTACATTCTTTTATTTTTTGGAGGATCCTTCGGATGAAATTTTTCTTGGTGCGCTCCCCAAATGTGACACCCCGGAGATTGCACAGAAAATGCTTGATGATTACGCTGCAAGACATGACTATGAAGTTTATGAACCAACAAGCGAGGCCGAAACGCCTCTTGAATCGGATTTGTCCTCCGACGATACACCTGCCGAAGCTGCCGGTGAGCCCGAAGATAATGAGCCCGCCGCGCAGCCGGAGCAGGACGATATTCCGGATTCTGAGAACGATGAGCCTGATCCCAATAACAATTCTGATGATCCTGATAACGATCAGGCTAACAACCCTCCTGTTTCCTGCGACTGGCAGAACGCTTCCGGTGCTGATGAGGATGAGGAAATGCCGGATGCAGACATTCCAAGCGGTCAGCCGGTTAGTCTTCGTGATAGCGTTTTCGATGAAATCATCAATGCATGTGATGCAAAAATCAATTCAGCATTGCGTGTGATGCTTGAATCTCACCAACGCAAATTCGACTTTACCGCGAAAATCAGTTTTGAACTACAGGGCGATATGCTGGCCGTTACCCATGAAACCGGGTATAAATTCGAGCCTATTAACTACAAGGATAAAAAGACCTTGTATGAGGATATCCAGATTGTTCTGGGAGCCGATGGCAATCCGATGATTCCATATGACCGCGAACATCAAATAAATTTTGATGAAATTCAGCCTGGTCGTGTAATTCCACCGTCACCAGTCACTACCACAGTGGATGGAAATACCGGACTGGTGGAAGACGTGCAGATTGATGAGGAGGATCAGGCTTCGAATCCGGAAGACGGTTCCAACGGAGATGATGCTCCGGTGATTAACGAGTTTTCCGAGGAAAGTCCCCTTCTCATCCCGTGTGATCATCAGGATTGCCCATTCTATGGTACGGCTGATGATGGAAGATCGGGGTGCTTGTTTGACACCGAGTCGAAAGACGATATCAATTTTGCGGGCGATGTCTGGACGGCCGTAAATATGGAAAACTGCCAGCGCATAGCCGTACTGCAAGCCTATCGAAAAAACAATCCTGAAGAGGATTACGACGAATCTAACGATTTCCCCGATGATTCGGGAGACCTGCCATTTGACGTGCAAGAAATATACGAGGAGGATTCAGCATCATGAAAACTAACATTATTAAATTAAAGTTTATGCGGTACGGAGAGGCTTCCGGCCGAGATTACACCTATTTCACACCCGAGGATGTTGCCGTTGGCGATTTGGTCGAAATTGAGGGCAAGGCGGGCATAGTACAAGGTATGGTTACCGCCATCAATGTACCGGAAGAAGAGATTGCTACCTTCAGGGATCGGGCGAAAACCATCATTGGCAAGGTTCCAGAAAGCAAGCCCACCAAGCCTATAAAAGAGTTTGATGTATCAAAAGCGGTAGCTGCACAGGCACAATATTGTAATCTAAAAAATTACCCACATTTTGCACCTGGTAGTGGCGTTTGCTATAGGTGTCACAAAAACATCTATGAACAAATCGGCTGGAAAATTGAGAATGGAATGAAAACTCGTGTTTCGATTGATTCCACTGAACTGAATTACACAACCGGCATTGATGTAGAAAAAGCGGGCAAAGAACTGGTAACAGGCTGCCCACATTGTAACCGCAGTTATTGCGATTAGTAGGAGGAGAAATATTATGAGTGAAAATTCACTTGCAAAAGTAGACCAATTCAAAGGAATTCTAAATTCCCAAACCATACGCGCTCAGCTGAAGAACAGCCTAAAGGAAAATGCTGGCGCCTTCATGTCCAGCATGATCGATCTGTATTCCGGCGACAGCACCCTGCAGAAGTGCGACCCCGAAAAGGTTGCACTTGAGTGCGTTAAGGCAGCAGCCCTAAAGCTTCCACTTGTCAAATCGCTTGGCTTTGCCTATGTGGTGCCGTATAAGAATGTACCAACATTCACCATCGGGTATAAGGGTCTTATCCAACTGGCCCAGCGCACCGGTCAGTATAAATTTATTAATACTGATACTGTTTATGAAGGAGAACTTGCCGAGTCCGATAAACTAAGCGGTATGATTGACCTTTCCGGAGAGCGCACAAGTGACAAGGTGGTTGGCTATTTTGCTTATTTCAAATTGTTGACAGACTTTGAAAAAATTCTATACATGACAAAAGAGGAAGTACAGGCCTGGGCTGAAAAATACAGTCCAAGTTACAACAGCAGTTATTCTCCGTGGAAAACGGAGTTCGATAAAATGGCACAGAAAACAGTTTTACGTCGGTTGATTGGTACATATGGCCCCATGTCACAGGAAATGCAGACAGCGCTGACAACTGACGACCACGGCACGACACCCCAGCAGGAAGCAAAGGAACGTGCTAATCAGAAACCTATTGATATAAGTTACACTGATGTAGACCCCGAAACCGGCGAAGTAATAGAACCAGGTGCGGAAGAACCTGAATCAGATAACAATCCTGCCCCTGACGTGCCGCAGGAGCCGTCAGAAGAGAGACCGCGTCAAACTACACCGAAGCCCACAAAGAAGCCCACAAGCGGCTATAACCCCGCATTTTAAAGTATGATTGATGTAAAGTGCCTTGCCTCCGGAAGTGCCGGCAACTCTTACGCCATTGATGACGGCGAGAGTGTGCTGCTCCTGGAGGCGGGCATTCCCGCTAAAAAGATAATGACTGGATATTTAGATATGATTCCTCGTATTGCCGGTTGCTTGATTACCCATGAGCACGGGGATCACGCCAAAGGTGCTGCAGATCTTGCGGCCAAAGGCATTGACCTATATGCGACCGCCGGCACGTTTGAGGGGATAGAAGGTATAGACCGTCCATATCGCAAGCACGTTGTCCGCGTTGGTGAGCAGTTCAATTTAGCCAGTTGGATTGTCATTCCGTTTGAAACAAAACATGATTGTAATGAACCTTGTGGGTACCTGATTTATTCCAATGCAACCAAGAAAAAACTGCTTTTTGCGACGGACACCTATTACATTGAAAACAAATTTCAAAAGTTAGATATTATTATGGTGGAATGCAATTACAGCCTGCCAATTCTGAATGAAAGCATAGCAGAAGGCCGGGTACCGGAATCTATGAAGCCAAGGCTGCTGCGCTCACATTTTAGTCTGGAAAATGTTAAAGAGTTTTTCAGGTCTAACAGCATAAGCAAAGACGGACACATCTATCTAATTCATTTATCCGGAAACAATAGCAATCCGGCGGAGTTTAAAATAGCAATTCAGCGTTTAACTGGTATTCCGGTTACAGTATTTTAAAAGGGCGGTGAGATGATGTTAGTAATTAATAATAAAAAATCCTCGTTTGTAAGAACCAATGGTCACAATTTATGGATAAATATTGTTGCTCAAGAACTTCTGTGTAATCCTGATTTTGCCGATGTTGAGGTTGATGAAATGAAAAAGTTAATCATCATACATAAAAACAATAAATCAGGAACGTTGAAAGTAACACATGTTCAAGATAAGCAGTGCAAAATATCAATTAATTTTCTGCTCAAAAGGTCTGTTCCCATTAAAGATAAAACGCGGTTTACTGTTCAGGGCGGCAATGGGACTATGTGGTTTAATTTTTAGTAGGACGGTGTAGAGTATGGCATGGATTCAAGTTGATGACGGGATTCGAGAACATGACAAAATATACAATTTAGCTGATACATTGGGAATTTCAAATGCCCACGCAGTCGGACTTATGGTCTGCTTTTGGACATGGGCCGTAACCGCTGCGCCTGATGGTGACGTCACCAACTTTCCCCCGAGAGCCATTACAAAAGCCGCAGGATGGGATAAAGGCGGTCAAAAATGTGCGCAGCAATTTTACGATGCTCTGTTTTCCATACACTTTTTGGAACAAACTTCTGAAGGTAAAGTAGTAATTCGCAACTGGGAACAACGGGCGACTCTCCTTATTGACTATATGGAAAAACAAAAAGAGAAAACCCGAAATCGTGTTCAAAACTTTCGGAATCGTAAAAAGGAAAAACAGGCTGTTGAAGGAAATCAAAGACCTGATGATAATGTAACACCTTTTAACGGTATTTGTAACGTTACAGAAACGTTAAGTAACGGTACTACAGTACCTATACCTAAAAGTAACATACCTATTACTAAGCTTAGTAATAATACTAACCCCCTACCTCCTACAGGAGAAGGCGCTACCGACGAGGAAATGCGGGATTTGGCTATTGTCGGAGAAGCTTTTCAGAACGGCGTTAAAGACGTTGTTTCTTCACATGACAGTGAAAGCCTGCAGGTTTTAATAAAAAAATACTCAGTGTCCCGAGTACTGGCGGCTATTGACGAGGCCAAGAAGTGCAAAGGCCATTCAGCGGCATACGTGAAACGGGTACTTGAGGGATGGGAACGGGACGGAAAGAGCCCGCCGGGACAATCATCCGGCCCCGATCTGATGGATCCTGAGCGATATAAAAATTTTGGGAAGTGAGAATGTGATTGACCAAAAAATGCTTCAGCGTAAAAACGTGTTCGATACTGGTGAAATTTGCCCGAAGTGTGGGGAGCATATTTTAGCGGTGAAGATTAACCTTGGCGGTAACGCGACTATGTTCAAGAAACCATGTGCCTGCCGCAATGCGGAGATTTTGGCCGAAGATGCAGCAAAGGCAGCAGCCAAAGCGGAAGAAAACCGTAAAAAGCGGTATGCATGGGCGGAAATTCCGGAACTGTTTACCGAGGCAACGCTGAAGGGGTACAAACGCCTGCAGGGGACAGAGGGTGCATTTATGGTTGTGAAGGACTACCTGCTGAACCGTGATAATAATTTTCGCGCCGGCCGTGGGCTCATTCTGATGGGTGCCGTTGGATGCGGCAAGACGCACCTTGGTTGCGCAATCCTGAACTGTTCACTTGAAGACGGGTACCGGGCGGCGTATTGGAATGTGCCGCGACAACTTGAAATGCTGATGCCCGGGGGCGCAGACGAGGTTGACCAAAGCAGAATTTTGGACAAGGCTCTGTTGGCGCAGGTGTTGCTGATGGATGACCTTGGTGCAGAGAAGTCCAGCGAATGGACCCGCAAAGAGCTGATGATTATTCTTGACGAACGGTACCGGGCAAATAAGCCGACGATCATCACCAGCAACCTGATGCTTACTGATGACGAGCTGCGCAAGACCTGCGGCGACCGTGCATACAGCCGGTTATGCTCCGACCATTATCAGGCTGTGGCGCTGACCGCGGAGGATTATAGGAGGCGTAAAATTTGAAATTATGGCTAAAAATCCGAATTGGACTCCTGCGGAAGTTGAACAACTCCGGGGATTGTGGGGAATAAAAACAGTTCCTCAAATAGCGAAAATCATGAAACGCAGTGAAAATGGAATAAAGGTTAAATCGAAACGGTTGAAATTGGGAGCCTTTAAAGACAGCAGCGAATATCTTCCGGCTCGGCAAGTATCTGACCTGTTAGGGGTGGATTGTCATTGCGTTACGGATTACTGGATACCAAAGCAAGGGCTTAAATTCAAAAAGATAAATCCATGGGGTGGAAAATCATTTACTTACATCAATATTTCTACACTTTTGGAATGGCTTAAAGAGCATCCAGACAAGTGGGATAGCCGCAGGGTTGATCTGTATGCTCTCGGCAAAGAACCTGACTGGTTGAAGAAAAAGCGCAAGGATGATATCGCTCTTGCTGCGCAAAAAGGCTCATGCGGTAAAAAATGGACTTTGACGGAAGATAAAAGGGCAATTGACCTTTACCGACAGGGCAAAACTATTCAGCAAATTTCGGATATTCTTAACCGATCTCATGCAGGCGTTGAACACCGACTGTCCAGACTGGATGTTTGGGGTACCGGAAAGCATATATCCGATAAAGAAAAGAATCAAAGAAAAATTGACATGAAGCACCGATTGGAAATTCGCCAGCTGATTATGATTTTGAATGCTCGAAAAAATGCCTTGAATTTTGACGGATACTGGCAAAAGGATATGTGTATGCATTGGAATGACTTGAAAGGCTGCACTGCTAATGAACAGGACTGCGATAGGTGTACATCTTTCCAAAGAATTAAAGAGCAGTATTGCCGCCGCTGTGGAGTAACGATCATCAGCCGTTCTGAGAAACATATTTGTGATCGATGCGTGGTCATGCGAAAAAAGCAAGCGCAGCGTAAATTTGCAGTGATGCATTCGCACGGATATTGGAACAACAACGAAGAGGAGGCAGGTTAATGAATTCTATATGCTTTACAATTCCCGGCCCGCCGGTTGGAAAGGCTCGCGCACAGACAGTACGCAATAAATATACCGGGGAAAGTGTATCATACACGCCGGATAAAACTGTTTCTTATGAGGAATTGACACGGGGGCGGTACCTGGCTGCGGCTAAAGGTTTTAAGTTCTCCTCAGATTCTCAACTTTGCATTCAGATTGCTTCTTATTTTCCAGTGCCGGCCAGTAAGAGCAAAAAGGTTAAAGCGGCCATGCTGGCCGGGCAGATTAAACCTGCGAAAAAACCGGATTGGGATAACATTGGAAAAATCATCTGTGATGCGCTTAACGGTTTCGCCTATAAAGATGACGCGCAGATTGTCCTGGCGCAAATCGGCAAGGAGTATGCCGAAGACGGCCGCACGGTCGTTAAAATTTGGGAGGTATAAAAAAGCCATGACTAAAGCAGACCACACGCGCAATTTGCGCTATAAACGCCCGGCGCTGGCGACACTCGGCTATGAGTTCATGAGCGATGAACTGTACGAAATTGGCAGCGCTTGTTCCGATGTTCAGTGGTTCGCGGAGAATGACAGCGAAACTTTGCTAAACGCTCTTGATGGTGACGATGAAGCCGAATGGGAATTTCGTATGGCGTTTTCCGACCTGCAAGGCAAAGTGGAAGAATTGGACAATGCGTTTCGGGATTCGGATGTACGGGAATATTTCGATGACTGCACCGTTGCACTAATTGGAAACCGGTATAAAACGCTCGGATTTGATATGGAGCAAGAAGATTATTTTTCAATGACATCGTATGAGCAAGATCTTGCCTGCACGGAAAGTGGAAAAAAACTCATGCGCCGCACTAAGACCGAAATGCTCTCAATTATTGGCCAATGCCTCGGAATCGTCATAGCTTTTCTGGATATTCAGCAGTCGTATGACTACCTTAGAGCAACTTTCGACATTCTCAAGGATGAAAATACATCTTTGCTAAAAATCATCAAGGACATTGACACTGCTTACGATGCAGCAAATAAGGAGAATTTCTATGAATGGTATCCGGCAAGCAAACACTTTGACGCGCTTCTTTGCAATTTACCGGATAGAATCTGGCTTGAATAGGAGAAATTAAAGCTTATGAATCAGATAGTAATAGCGGCTCTAAATCCACTGCTTTCAGCGCTGGAAGCCGCCGCCGATGCCGAGGGAAACAGTGTAGCCGAACTGAACGCCTATTTTGTAATGGAGCAGGAAGTCCAAAACTCTGCAGATCATTGCGCACAATCACTATATTGGGCTGGAAAGCAGGAGGCCAATTATGAAAAAGACTAACCACTCGCCACAGCCGCAGGGCCTTACCTACGCACAGCGCCTGCAGATGCAGAAGTTTCAGACAATTGCCCAGCAGCGGGATGATGCCGCAATGATCGCGCTCATGCTTTCCTGCGTGGCCCTAAACGATACTGAGCACTTGGGGCCGGTGAGAATTCACCGGTTCGCAGATCGGCTAAATGAGCTCATCAAGGAATTTTATGGCGACCGGGAAATGGGTGTCATACACCTGCACAGTAGGCTTCAGCAGATGGGGTTTCAAGATGAAATTGAGAGTTTAGAGAGAATTTCGGGGGTGTGATTTATGTTTATACCACAGGAAGTATCACAGCACGAGGCAGCCAATATCATTGCCCAATATAGTCCGCACGGCCTGTTTTACGTTATTGAATCAGACGGCGTCTGCACAGGCATTGACAACAGCACCGGAAACGCGTGGACGGAAGACTTTCCCACGCTCGAAAGCGGTTTAGGATGGCTTAATGGTGAATTTGAAGTGGGGGAAGAATAATGCTTATTCGTTCGCAAAATCGCAAAATTCTTGTTAACGCTGCGTGTGTATGTATTGCCGATCAAAATAAATTTTATGCTTTTATTTCAGGAGAACAAGATGGAACGCCAATAGGCCAGTATGATTCAGGTATACGCTGCATTGAAATTCTGGACGAAATTCAGAGGGAATTTCAGTATAGCAATCATTATTCTGGAAGTGGCATAAATTCTCAAGACTGCCAGAGCTGGAGCTATGGCGTTTACCTGATGCCAGAGAAATAACTTTTAACGAATACTTTAGATTGAGGTGGTATATTTGACAGCCGAGGAAGTTAAGGAATTACTTAAAATTTACAACGATATACCACAGATGATTGCGGAGGAATTTGCCACAGTCCGCAACTGCGAAGAGCAAAAAAATAAAATTACACTGCCGCCCGTCAACCTCTCTGGGCTGCCGGGCGGCAAAGGTGTGCCTGGGGATAGAACGGCGAATATGGCATTGACCGACCAGGCGAAGTATTTTGAAGAGGAAATTGAGCACTGCTATCGCACCATTGCGGAGTTGCGGCAGAAACGCGACTGGGTTCGGACAACATTGGACACGCTCGATCGCACTGATCGGCAGATTCTTCAGCTTGCCTATATCGGGCCGGCTGTTTCATGGCAGCGCGAAGGCTGGAGGCCACCAACGTGGGACTATATAGCAGACAAAGTACATTATTCCCGTACTCAAACTTGGAATCGTGCAACAATTGCATTGTTTCAATTATCAGAACAATCAACATGAGTGAAAAAATTGAACAAAACTGTACGATTCCGTACGGATAATAGTGTTAATATATAATTACGGAGTTTCGCAAATAGTTAAGAGGCGTTCAGCATTTGTTGGACGTCTTTCTTTATGCCTTAGTTCGTGTGGGTTCCGACGGAAAGGAACAGCATGAAAGACTATATTAACCAAATTTTCAATATGGATTGTATCGCCGGCATGAGTATGTACCCAGATAAAAGCATCGATATGATTCTGTGCGATTTACCTTATGGCATGACCGGTTGCAGATGGGACAGCCTGATTCCCTTTGATTTACTATGGCAGCAGTATTGCCGCATTATTAAAGACAACGGCGCAATCGTGCTTACTTCCTGCCAACCATTCACAACAAAACTGATCAGTAGCAATCCGAAAATGTTCAAGTATTGTTGGTATTGGTACAAAAATCAGCCGACAGGGTTCGCCAATGCGAAGAAACAACCGCTGCGCTGCATTGAAGAGGTGTGCGTGTTTTACAAACATCCACCAACATACAACCCGCAGGGTATTATTGTACTGGACAAACCGATCAAACGCCGCGGGAAAAGTATTCCGGAGCATGGTGATTCCGTGTACCGCATGGATGGCAGCCTTTCGCATGATACAGAAACCTGCATTGTACATTATCCGCGTCAGGTGCTTGAATTCAAGTGCCAGCGAGAAGGGCTTCATCCCACACAAAAGCCGGTTGCCCTGTTTGGGTATCTCATCAAAACATACACGAATCCCGGTGAGTTGATTCTTGACAGTTGCATGGGCAGCGGCACAACGGCAGTTGCGTGCATCAATTCTGGCCGAAAATACACCGGATTTGAAATGGATACGAAGCATTTTCAAACTGCAATCAATAGAATCAGTAAATAAACTTATTTACTTACACTGTTTTGATTCACTTGTTGACTTTTGTAATAATTGGAATTATTATGGAAGAAAAAAGAGGAGAATATAGATGAGTAATTTATACGAATTTGAATTTACAAATGGGAGAGCTGGCCTGGGAGAAATACTTAATGATCAAGAGATAACATCTGAATCCATTGGTTATGAATTGGCAGTCTTTTGTAAACACAATAATAATTTTATGGCTATCAAATTCAACGAGCACAGTTTATCATACGCCAATAAAATTGCAGCAATCAATAAAAATTGTATAAAGGCAATGTGCAAACAATAGCTTTTTAGCGCCCGTCATTACGACAGGCGCTCTTCTTTTGCCAATTTTCGGGAGGTGGTCGTCATGACTAACAAACAGAAACGATTCTGCGAAGAGTACCTGATCGATCTGAACGCCACACAGGCGGCCATACGCGCCGGGTACAGTTCGGAGAGTGCTTATGCCATTGGCAGTGAGAACATGAAGAAACCTCAGATTCGTGCGCGTATAGACACAGCTCTGGCGGCTCGCTCAAAGCGCACTGGTGTGAATGCCGATCGGGTCGTCCGTGAGCTTGCCCGGGTCGCCTTCGTCAATCCCTCTGATGTTATAAACATGGACAGCGCCACCCTGAAAGATGACGCCACTGAAGACGATACTGCGGCGGTTGCCTCCGTGAAGGTTAAGACGATTCCCACGGCCGACGGCCAGGGCGTGGAGCGTGAAATTAAGTTGGCCGATAAGTTGAAGGCCCTGGAGCTGCTCGGGCGTCATCTTGGTATGTTCACCGAGAAGGTAGAGCACTCCGGCACGATCGATACTGGCAGTCGTGAGCTCGCCTCCATCCTTCAGCAGCTTCACGGTGATGACGGTACGGAGCAGGAGCAGGGTTCCAGTGATTCTGGATGATACTTTCACCAAAGTACTTGGCCTTCATGAAATGTCAGGCAAAGGTGGAGGTTCTGGAGGGCACCACCTATGCTGGCAAGACCACTGTTGGAGTGGTTAAGTTCCTGTTCCGCGTGGCTGAATCCCACCAGCGCGCTCATATTATGGCCGGAAACGACCTGGGCACGTTGGAGAAAAATGTTATAACAAAAGATTTCGGGCTGCTGGATGTATTCGGCAGCCTGCTTATTTACTACCCAAGCGGCGGCTGCGGTATCACCATGCCGCATTTGCGTTACAAAGCGCCCGGTGGGGATAAGATTATTTATGTACTTGGCTATGACAACAAAGCACGCTGGAAAAAGGCCCTGGGTGGTCAATACGGCTGTGTGTACATTGATGAAGCAAACATTGCCGATATGGATTTCGTGCGTGAGGTGGCCATCCGTTATGATTATATGATGATGACACTGAACCCGGACGATCCTAAGCTTGCTATCTACAAGGAATATATTAATCGTTGCCGGCCGCTTCCGAAGTGGGAGAAGCAGACACCGCCGGAGCTGCTCAAGCAGCTTGATGGTGCACCGGTGCCCGGCTGGGTACATTGGTACTTTACCTTTGATGACAATTCTTCGCTTACACCGGAGAAAAGGGAACAGCTTCTTACAGGTACTGCCCCGGGCACCAAGCTATGGAAAAATAAGATCAAGGGCCTGCGCGGGCGCTCGACCGGCCTTGTGTTTAACTTGGATGAGAAAAAAAATCTCATCAAGGCTGCTGACCTGCTGCAGGATATGAAGGACGGCAAAGTTAAGTTTATGCAGATGTCGGCGGGCGTGGATACATCGTATTCCCAAAAGTCGGCCGACACGTTCGCATTCACCTTCAGTGGCATCACCACCGACCGCCGCAAGATTACATTTGCAGCTGAGGTGTACAGCAATCAAGGCCGTGCAACGCCGCTTGCGCCGTCTGATATTCCGCCTCTGCTGGTTACCTTCCTGGAGAAGCATCGAACCTTGTGGGGATTGTTTGCCCGCACGGTGTACATTGATAGCGCTGACCAGGCAACCATCATTGAATGTCAGAAATACAAGCGGCAGAACGGCAGCGTGTATGACTTTGTACCTGCGTGGAAAAAGACGCAGATTATCGACCGTATCAACCTGCAGGCGGGTTGGATGGCGCACGGAGATTTCCTTCTGGTGCAAGAATACTGTCAGCCTGAGATTGATGAACTGGATTCCTATAGCTGGAATGAGGACAAGGACAACGAGCCGGAGGACAGCAACGACCACACAATTAATGCAGATCAGTATTCGTGGCTGCCTTATAAAGACAAGATCGGGAGCGTGATAGTAAAATGAGTAAAATCGGGGAGAAAATCAAAACAACGATTGTTAACTGGCTGCGGATCCAGCCAGCAACGGACCACACCATTACCATATATGAGCCATACACCTTCACGGGTAATGTGATGAAGAATCGCATATGGTACCGTGGAGAGCCATCAGAGCTGTCGCAGTTTTATAAATCATCCTCCGCTGGTTCAAGGGATACAGTCAATGCTGCGCGTTTCTGGGCTGCAGTTCCTTCAGATGGTTTGCAGATTCGCAAGATACATACCGGCCTTCCGCAAATGTGTGTTGATAAGATTTCCGGCATTGTAGCTGACGATATGGAGCCGGTGCAGTTTGGCCATGAGGATGAAAAAACGGATGGAGCAGCGGTTCAGGATGATACTGGTGACCGATGGAAAACAATTACCGAAGAAAATAATTGGAAGAAGCTTGTTCAAAAGGCATGCACTGAAACGGACGTGACCGGGGATGGCGCTTTCAAGGTTTCTTTGGATCCTGATGTATCCGGATTGCCGATCATTGAGTTTTATAGCGGCGAGCGTGTGGACTATACCCGCAAGCGCGGCCGAACTACTGAAATTAAGTTCTATTCCGATCAGCTGCTGAATGGTTGGAATTACCGGTTGGAAGAGGTTTACGGCATGGGATATGTCAAGTACAACCTGTATGACAAATCCGGGAAGCCGGCCAACATGGATATGTTCCCAGAGCTGGATGATCTGAAGCCCACGGAATGGGAAGGTGACTTCATGCTGGCGGTACCGCTGATGTTCGCGGAGAGCCCACGCTTTCCTGGGCGCGGGAAAAGCCTGTTTGATGGGAAATGCGATTCTTATGACGCTTTTGATGAGGACGTGAGCCAGTGGACTGATGCCTTCCGCGCCGGCCGGATTACAAAATACATCCCTGAAGACCTGGTACCGCGGGATCCAAATACAGGGAAGACCATGCCGCCAAATCCATTCGACAATCAATATATTGCTACCGGTACGGATGCTCATGAGGGTGCTGCATCTAAAATTGAAGTGGTTCAGCCTACCATCAACAGCGATTCTTTTCAACAGAAATACAGTACAGACTTGGATTTATGCCTGCAGGGTGTTCTTTCACCGTCCACGCTCGGCATCGACGTCAAAAAGTTGGACAATGCTGAAAGTCAGCGCGAAAAGGAAAAGACCACCATGTACACCCGTTCCCAGCGCATTGACGTGCTGGAAAAGGTGCTGCCTAAGTTGGTTGATGTTGTGCTGAAGGCCGATGATCTGAATAATGAGCGTGTTCCAAAAGATTATGAATGTACGATTACATGGGGCGAATATGCTAATCCGTCCTTTGAAGCTGTTGTGGAAACCATCGGCAAGGCCCGCCAAAACAACACCATGTCAATTGAAGCCGGTGTGGAGGAAATGTGGGGCGATACCCGGAAAAAAGAGTGGAAAGCCGAAGAGGTTGCCCGAATTAAAAATGAGATGGGCATTTTACCTGTTCAGGAGCCGAGCGTTGGCAGCGCATTGGGTGCAGGCGGTGAGGCTTAATGTTCTCATTTAAGGATATATCCGATTTATTTGTTTTCATTGAACTGAAGTTGATATCATCCCTCAAGCGCAATTTGGCCGGGCATAAGAAGTGGGAAAAAGAGGAAGGCTTTGACTGGCCGGCATGGCAAGTGGAAAAGCTGAAGCATATTGAACGCTTCAGGCAGGAAAATAAGGCTATCATGGCGGAATATACTGATGTAATTGATTTGGAAACGCGTGGCCTGATGACAGAGCAGTTTGCCGAGGGGAAAGATAATGTCAGCCGTGAAGATGAAGCTGCCCGTGTTTGGTCTGGGCGTTCTCCGGATGCGTGGAAACAGCGCGGCGATCAAGTTAGTCAACAAGCGTGGAATCGCCCCAAGCCGGAACCGGCGAAGCCTACGGAAGATAATTTCTTCGATGTGAATGAACCTCGATTAGAAAAGCTCATTGATGATATCCAGAAGGGCGAACAGGACGCCCAGAGCGCCGCGTTGCGCATGATGGACGATGTTTACCGCCAAACCATTTTAAAGGCGTCTGCTGCTATGTCTGCCGGTGCTACTACCCTTCCACAGGCCATTGATATGGCGGTCAAAGATTTCCTTAGAGCCGGCATAAACTGCATCGAGTACAAATCTAAAAAAGGAGAAACAATCCGTCGCGTTAATATTGCCGATTACGTTCAGATGGCACTCCGCGCTGCTGCCACTCGTTCTTATCTGCAGGGGGAAGCAAAGCGCCGGGCAGAGCTCGGAATCGATACGGTACTGGTCAGTCAGTATGGTGCCTGCTCGAATACCTGCCTGCCTTGGCAAGGCCGTGTATACATAGACGACGTTTGGGGAGATTTCAAGGGAGAAATTAAAAGCGGCCGCGGCTTCAGTGTTAACGGTAACTGGTATCCGCTGCTATCGGTCGCGGTAAAGGCTGGCCTATTTCATCCGAACTGCCGGCACACGATATCAACATGGTACGAAGGTATCAGCAAGCTGCCGAATCCAATGGACACCGCCAAAATCCACGAGAATTCCGCTCTTGAACAGCAGCAGCGCGCCATGGAGAAGAAAATCCGGGAATACAAGCGCATGGCCGAAGGCTTTCAGCAACCTACACTTGTTAAAGAGTACAAGCGCAAAGCCGCCGCCGCACAAAAAGAACTACGGGATTTTATCGCAGAGCACGACGATGTTCTTCGGCGGGACTACTGGCGAGAAAAAACGTATAATGTACCTATTGAAAATTCCCGTGAAAATGCTATACTGAAAGCGGATATTCGCAATGATTCAGTTCTGACGATTGATTCTGGAAAACAAGGAAAGCATATTTTAGGGCATAATAATTACACGCCCGGACGCAGCTATCTTACTGTCTCGGAAGATGAAGCCCAGCAGCTGGTTAATCAGTATGCCGGGACCGGTGAGCTGCTTCGTGATAAAAACAAACATTGGAAACAGACCGAGTTTGTTGATGTTGGTAGGCCGATTGGCGTTGCGGTTTCTTCCAACGGTGTCGAAACATCCACGTCAAAAGTAATTATCCATTATAGCCAAAGCGGAACGCATATTGTTCCAACAACAAGGAAGGTGACTCCCAAATGACGGAAGATGAATTATATCAATTCGAGGGCAAATATATCCGCGTGGCCTGCACTGATGGTAAAGTGTTCAGCGGGTTCTGCAGCATCGTGACCCAGGCTCTGGATAACGATCCGGAAATTGCAAGCATTGTGATTGAGAACAGAGGCCTCACGGAGATCATGCTTCCGGAAATCCAATCTATCACAATCGAATAAATACCACCTGCTTGATTGTAGGTGGTATTTTTATACCCATTTTTAGGAGGTGATCCGCATATCTCGCCGTGAAGCCTGGCGTAATAGGCTTTATATTTTTGCCCATAAACGTGCCGGTGGCGCTAAACTGCACGGGGCCGACGGGCTGTAAACGGAATTATGGTCGACGGACTTTAAACGGAGGTAATGACTATGCGTAACAAACAGTGGAGACATCGGATTTTTGGAGTTCCCTATTATCAGCTGCGTTTTGCTGATGGCGGTGCAGGAGCAGGTGACGGCTCCGGTGACGATGGTACGGACAAAGGTACTGATAAAAAGGACGGAAACGGCAAGGACGGTGATAAGGACGATGATTCCGGTGCCGACGAAAAGAAATTTTCACAGGCTGATTTGGATGACGCTGTGGAAAAGCGCCTTGCCAGAGCTATGAAAAAGTGGGAGCGTGAGCATCCGGAAGCTAAAAAAGCAGAAGACGACAAAAAGGATCAGGGCAAGGATGACAAATCTGCCGATGACGGCAGTGCTGCTAAGATTGCGGCCGCCAATCAAAAGTTGGTGCAGTCGGAAGCAAAAGCGGTTGCTCTGTCCCTTGGGGTCAAATCTGACCGTGTGGCGTATGCGGTACGCATGGCCGATCTGAGTAAGATTGATGTCGATGATGAACTCGGCGTCGACGGTGAGGCGCTCAAAAAAGCAATTGAGCAGGTGCTCAAGGATATTCCCGAGCTTAAACCCACAGAGGAACAGAAAAAAGGCTCTGGCTTTAAAGTTGGGGCAGACGGCGACAAATCCGGAACTGACAAGAAAGTCGGTCTGAAGGATGCTGTTACCGCATACTACAAAAAATAACAGGAGGAAAATTTTATGGCAATTACACTTGAAGAAGCAAAAAATAACGTTCAGGACGACCTGCAGCTCGGCGTTATCGACGAGTTTCAAAAATCGTCATGGTTACTCGACAACCTAACATTTGATGACGCAATTTCCCCGACAGGCGGCGGTGCAACATTGACTTACGGCTATACCCGCCTGATCACCCAGGCAACAGCAGCTTTCCGTGCGGTTAACAGCGAATATGTCCCGCAGGAAGTCAAAAAGCAGCGTTATACCTGTGACCTGAAGGTTTTTGGCGGTGCATACCAGATTGACCGTATTATCGCAGGCATGGGTGGTATCATTTCCGAGGTCACGCTTCAGACACAGCAGAAGATCAAGGCGGCTCAGACGCTCTTCAGCGATACCGTGATCAACGGCGACAGCGGTGTGGACGCCAACGCGTTCGACGGGCTTGAAAAAGCTGTGACCGGCAGCACCACAGAATTCACACCGGGTGCAGCCATTGACCTATCCAGTTCCGCGGCAATCGATAGCAATTACAAGGTGTTCCTGGATGAGCTGGACAATTTCCTTGCTTTGCTTGATGGCAGGCCGTCCGCGCTCCTCATGAACACCAAGCTGTGGGCAAAGTTCCGCGCGGCTGCCCGCCGGTCCGCAAGCTTTACGGAAACAAAAGACCGGTTCGGTCAGAATATCACCACATACGATGACATTCCGCTTATTGATCTCGGTGCTAAACCGGGCAGTAACAATCCTATTGTCGGAATCAATGCAACAACCGGAGTTAGTCCGCTTTACGCAGTGCGGCTCGGTATGGATGGATTCCATGGCGTGAGCATGGCCGGTCGGGCACCGGTCGAAAGCTACATGCCTGACTTCACCATCCCCGGCGCTGTAAAGACCGGTGAAGTTGAAATGGTGGCTGCGGTGGCGCTGAAGGCAACAAAGGCTGCCGGTATCATGCGCGGCCTAAAAGTACAGTAAGGGGGAATGGATTATGGCAAAGATTTACGCACCGAATAAAGCGTATAACGGCGAGACAGCATCTATTCATTTTGCAAATGGCGTCGGGGAAACTGAAAGGCCCGAGCTGATTGCATGGTTTCAGGAGCATGGCTATAAGGTTGTGGTACCTGAAAAAGCCGTTACAGATATGACCGTTGCGGAACTGAAGGCCTATGCCGACGGCAAGGGGATTGATCTGGGCGATCTTACCAAGAAAGAGGATATCCTCACAAAAATCACAGGCGGTCAGTAATGGCCGCCTCCTGTTTAGGGGGCGCTGCTTATGGCTTACGCTGACAGAACTTACTATAAAAACACATTTAAAGGTTCCATCATTCCAGACGATCAACTGGATCAGCTTTTATCTGCCTCGTCGGATGATGTGGACTCCATGACTTTCAACCGCATCGGTGGGGATAGTGGATTACTTTTGCTGACACCGTTCCAACAGGAAAAAGTGAAGCGGGCAGTATGCATGCAGGCGGATTTTCGGCACGACTATGCTGATCTGCTCAGCAACCCGCTCAGTAGCTACGGAATTAATGGTGTGAATATGCAGTGGGATAAATCAGTGTTGATTCAGCAAGGGGACGTTTTTACAACCAACGCTGCGCTTTCCCTGCTGCGGCAAACCGGATTGACTTATCGCGGGGTGATGCTATGAAATGGCCGGAGCTGGTACCGGATCGGATCTGTACTATGCCAATTTCGGTTAATATCACTGACGGCATTGGTGAGGATGGTGCGCCCCGCGTTGTCAAAACATGGGCCGGAAACTGCAACTATTCCGAAAAGCAGAAACAGATTCTTGATGCGGAACGCCGCCTGATTACGCTGGAAGCCACTGCCCTGTTTAACGGCGACATTTTTCAAGGTCAGGAAAAGCTTGAGGGTGAAGTAATCGTCAACGACGGCAGTATTACAAGAACAATATACCGTGGCAGCCGTGCCCGTAATCCGGACAGTAGCGTGAACTTTACCCAACTGGAGCTGATGTAATGGGTATAGGCGTAAGTATAGAACTTGATTCTGCTGCGATCGCAAAACTGGAAGCCGCGGTTCTGTCGGCGGCACAAAAGACGATTGATGCACTGAAGACTAATGTCGTTACAGCTCAGGTTATGCCGTTTGATATGGGTGATATGCAGAACAATCAGACCTTTACCGTTACGGAAGAGGGCGGCGGTGAAATCACATCCCGACTTGTTACTGGTTCCCCGCAGGCCCGCAGGCTTTATTATCATCCGGAATACAATTTCCAGACTGTAAACAACCCGAATGCGGGTGGTGAATGGCTGGAGCCTTGGCTCAATGGTGAGAAAAAGGACTTCGTTGAGGATACTTTTGCAGAAAACTACAAGAAGGAGGCAGGGGTATAAATGCTGACACTGGAGCAGATCAAGGACTGGCTGAAAAATCAGGATCCGGATCTTAATAATTGCATCGCCGTTGGATCCATCGATGGTAACAAAGATAAGTTTATCGGCGTTTATCCTCTGAAGCCTTCCGGCAACACACAGCGCATTTGTATTGGCGGTGCTGATCAGACCCGGTACCAGGGGCGCAGCGTATCCATTTTAATACACTGGACAAACAAAATAAGCACAGCTGAGGCAAAGGCTACAGCTGTTTATGGCCTGTTTTATGGCTTATCTGGTGTTGTGATGGGTACCACAAAAGTAATATCTGCAGATCCCGGGCCTGCGCCAATTCCGGTCGGCAAGGATTCGCAAGGGTACTGCGAATATGTGATTCAAATTAAATTTATTTATGAAAGGACTTGATTAAATGGCTGGTATAGCTACAGGTGTATTCCCTGTATTTAAAAACACGTTTAAAATCGGAAGTAAGGGCGAAGCAAGCGTTGAACCGACTGACATGGTGACCATTGCTGAAATGGAAACATTTTCGGTCAAGATGGATGGCAAGGCCGAAGAGTGGACGCCAATGGAAACGGAAGGCTGGATTAAACGTTTGATGACGGCTAAAGGCTTCACCATTTCCATGAAAGGTAAACGCAGCGTAGGTGACGTTGGCAATGATTATATTTCCGGACTTTCCTGGGTGTCAGGCCGTGACTGTAACACCCCGTTTGAGTGGACATTTCCATCCGGAGGTAAACTGACGTTTGGCGCGGTCATCAATGTAACCAGCCCGGGCGGCGGCGACAGTACCAACGTGGATAGTTTGGAATTCGACGCCATGAGCAATGGTAAGCCGACATACACGCCGCCAGCAGCGTAAACCACAGATTTATATTAACAGCCCTCTGTCATTCGGCAGGGGGTTGAATTTTTAGGAGGAACATCCCAATGAAGTTTTATACCTTAGACAATAAATTACTTTGTGAAGAGCCTGAAATCCGTATTGGCGATAAAGTTTATCCCATTGACGATCGACAAAAAACGGTTGAAAAGGTTATGGCCTTACAAAAGAAAATGGAGGACGAAAATCAACAAAACGTCAGTGAGCTGATGAAAGAAGCCTTCAAACTTGTTTTTACTCCGAAAGTCGCCAAAGAGCTCGACGATATGAACATGCACTTTCCAGCTTATCAGAAATTATTTGAAATCGTGATGGGTGCTATAACAGGCGAAGAGCCTGAAAAGGTGGCGGAGCGATTTCCGGAACCCACAGAAAAATGAGAGTCATAACGACTGGTATGACATGGAATATGACCGGGTGCTGATTGAGCAGAGCATTGCTAAGCAATATGGTGTTTTGCCCTCGAAGCAAGAAAATCTGCATTATAGTGACTGGTCAAAGATGGTCAGCGGCCTGATGGATGATACACCACTTGGCCGTGTTGTCGGCGTCCGCTCAGAAACTGACAAAGACATCATTAATAATTACACACCGGAGCAGCGCGTCGTCAGAGATGAATGGTCGCGCTTTTTAGCGTCCCGTGTAGTAACCAAGCAATTTTCCGAAGCGGATTGGTACAAGCAGATGACTGAAATGGAACGGTCCTTTGCGGCCGCATTCGGCCAGAGGGGGAGGTGATCTTATGTCAGAGGGCACCGGAACATCGGTTGGTGTAATTAGTTTAGATCTGCGAATTGTCAGCAAGCTTAACGAGCAGATCAACGCTATTGCGGCCAGTGCCAACAAATCAGCACAGCAAAGTTTTGAGCAGGTAGGTAAAACGGTAGAGCAGTCAATTTCCAAGCCAGTTGAGAATGCTGGAAAAACAATGGAGAAGGCAATCACCGCGCCACTTGAAAAAGCCAGTGTCGCTGCGAAGACTCCACTCAAAGCGGTAACCGATCAGTTTGATCAGACTGCCGATGAAATAGGTGATATTGCGGCACGGGCGGCAAAAAAATGGCATGACAGCTTGCACCCTACGGATGTTAGCCTGCCCACGACCGCCAAATTGACTGGAAACAGTGCACTTGCGACAAATCCAAATGAATTTATGAATAACTGGGATGATGTTGCACTTAAGCCAAAGGCGGCAGCTCCTTCGGCGAATGCACCGCCTTCCGTCGCACCCGATGCGTCAGGTGTTAGTTCGGCACAGACGACCGGAAATGTGTTCACCCGCATGGCTGACCGGATCCGGGGCGCGTTTACATCGGTGAACCGATCTGCACAAAAGACCTATGCTGATGTAACATCCGGAGCGCAAAAGACTGCCGCTAAATCAGCGCAGGCAGCTCAGCAGTCGGCGAAGGCGGTAGAATCTTCGGAAAAGCGGAAGCGATCGGCCTCAATGGGGACGCTGCGTACGCAAACGAATGCCATGCTTTCCGCCGTTACAAGTAACGCCCAGGGAATCGCCAAGGTCGGAGTGCTGGGACGTGCGCTATCAGGCAGCCTAACGGGCTCATTACAGGTAGCGGTACCGCTCGCGCTTGCTGCCGCCGCGTTTAAAACGCTGCAGAAAGCATTTTCACTGGCTTCTGTTAACAGTGACCAATTTAAAAAGTCGCTCAATGAAGTTAAGGCCAATTTGGAGATCGCATTTACTCCAATCTATCAGGCAATCTTACCGGCGCTCAATTCTCTTATGGCCGGGCTTGCCTCTGTTACGAAAAACATAGCAGCCTTTATCTCTGCTCTGTTCGGTAAGACCTATGCACAGTCTGCGGCAGCAACGAAGAAGATGCAGGCCAACGCAGCTGCAGCCACAAAAGCAAAATCTGGCAGCGGAACTAAAGACAAGGGACAGCTGGCGGGATTTGATGAAATTACTGTGATCGGACAGAAGAACGGTTCCGGGGGTACAGACGGCACTGATGGTATCAATTACGATGCCCTAAACAAGAAGGGTACCGAAGCGGCAACAGGACTTGCAGCCAAGTTTAAAGCGGTCTGGGCAGGAATTGCAACTGGGTTCAATGATTATGTTACGAAACCCATTCAGGATAACCTTTCAAAATTCGATGCGCCGGTTGCGCAATTCAAAGCGTTGTTTGCCGATATTGGTACGCAGTGCGCTTTGTGGATGCAGCCGCTTAGCAACTGGTTTCAGACGGATTTTAAAAGCGCGCTCACGCAAGGAATTGGCGACGGGTCCACTATATTAGCGGGCTTCATGGGCAGCTTGGCTATGGTGGCCACAACAATATGGAATGCCTTAAAACCAGCCATTGACTGGATTGTGAAAAATGGCTTACCGCTTTTAACGGACATTTTTAAGGAAGTCAGTAAGACTGCTGTCGTTGCGTTCGGTGCCATAAAAACTGTATTTGACACACTTTGGCATGGTGTTATTGACCCGTTTGCGCAGTTTGTTTCAAAGGTTATTGTTGATATCATGAACACCTTTAAAACTTTGTGGGATCAGTATGGTGCAACAACCTTCGAAAATATCCGCACCACAATCAACACCATAAAAGATACGTTCCTGAATATCTGGAACAGTTACCTGAAACCCATCTTTGATCAGCTGTTTTTAACATTGAATCAATTGTGGACAGATCACCTGCAGCCGTTGGTTCAGCAGATTGGCGTATTCGTGGCCAAGCTTGTAAACGGCGCCATGGAGATTTTCAACGGATTTATCGCTCCGCTTATAAACTGGTTTGTTAAGACATGGGGGCCTCCGATCGCCGGTGCTATAAACGAAATCATCAAGATCATTGGAACAATCCTTGGAGTGGTCGCCGATGTGGCAAAGGGTTTGTTTAAATCCCTTGGCGGTGTGGTTGACTTTGTTACCGGTGTGTTTACAGGCAACTGGAGTAAGGCTTGGAAAGGCGTATCAGATATTTTTGGTGGGATTTTTGATGGACTTATCGCAATTGCAAAAGTTCCCCTTAATGCCATTATAAGCATGATTAACGGAGTGATCGGCGCAATCAACGGATTAATTAGCGGACTAAATAACATTCATTTTGATATACCGGACTGGGTGCCAGGAGCGCTTAAAGGTAAATCGTTCGGAATTTCTATTCCCAAAATTCCATCAATTCCAAAACTTGCCAACGGTGGTGTTCTCCAACAGCCGACACTTGCCATGATGGGGGAGTACTCCGGCGCAAAGGGTAACCCAGAGATCGCCACACCACAATCGTTAATGATGGACACCTTCATGGAGGGGCTTGTTCCAATGCTGAACATCATGGAAGAGTTCCGCGCCGATGTTGTGGAGCTGCTGAAAGAAATTATTGCGAAAAATCCAAACATCGTCTTGGACGGTGTTACGCTTGCTCGCCTCCTGAAGCCTTACCAAAAGGAAGAGAATCAGCGCGTGGGGGGAACAATCTTTTGAGGAGGGATGTTACATGAAATACCCTGGCGAAATGAAAGTAAATGGCGTGTGGCTACCCTCCGTGACCACATTTGATTTTTCAACGGAAGATTTAGATCTGGATGCATTCAGAACGACTGATTGTTTAATGCACCGGCAGCGTGCCGGAAAAAAGATAAAGCTCAGCTGTGCCTGGCAGATCATTGAGGACAACGATGACTATAAAGAAACGTTTAATGTCCTTGATAATCTGCCTGAGTATTTTTTAATGCAATTCCCGCACCCAGGGGGAAACCTTGCATTTGAAATTACAGCATACCGTGGGCCGATGTCCACGTCGATGAAGACCTTTTACTGGAATAGGCAAAATCACAAACTGGCACTATGGCAAAATCTCAAGACCAATTTTATTGAAAGATAGGAGGCGGGGCAGTTGATAAAAGTATCTGATAAATTTTATAACGCTGCCCGCGCACCTGCCAGAGTATGGCGCGGAAGCGTGTCTTTCGGTGTGTTCGATGTAACTGCCAAAGGTGACGCGACGGCCACGTCGGAGCAGCAGCCTTTTTCCGATGTTACTAAAACGCTGGATACGGTAACCGCAAGCCCGGCCGTTGGTACCTGCGAGCAGGGTCAGTTTAAAGTAGACGGCAGCATGTCCCTTTTCCCGGATAATCCGGCCGGCTTGAACTTCGGTTGGTGGAGCTCCGTCATATCGGGATTAGATGGAACATTCATGGATCCGCCGACTATTACATATTCATTTTCCCAGCCGCACAGTTCTATCGGTCTCACGCTGCTTTTTGCAGAGTTGGTGCAAGATGTGTTCGTCACAGCTTATAACGGGGATACGGAGTTGATAAGCAAAGCGTTCACTGCACTGAATACAACACAGGCGGTGCTCGACTTCCCAATAGAAAACTACACCAAGTTGGTAATTAAGGTTTTACGGGTGCAGTCGTATCATTATGCAAAGCTGCTTGAAATCAGTTTCGGCATTGAATTTGTCTATGATGACAAAATGCTAACCGGGTTTGATGTACTGGAGGAGCTCGATCTTACAAGCAATACCATCAGCAGCAACGTAACAACCACAACCCTGAATAACCTTGACCAGCGTTTCAATATGTTCAACCCACAAAATGAGATCCGTTTTCTCCAGGAGAGGCAGCAGCTCTCAACTGCTGTTGATTTGAAAATAAGCGATGATTATGAACATATCCCTCTAAGCAAATCTTACCTTTCAAAATGGGAAAGCCCCACGCAAAACACCACGAAATTCACTTCATATGATCTGCTTTCTCTGATGGAAGGAACATATTACAAATCGCGCATGTATGTGCAGGAGCGGGCGGAGGCTATCCTGCTGGAACTGTTTAATGATTTGCATCTTTATGACGCGCAGGGGAACGCGCTGTTTTATATTCACCCGAACATCAAGGATGTGCTGCTCAGCGGGTATCTTGCACCGTTGAGCTGCCGAGACGCCCTGCAGCGGATTGCTTTTGCACTGGGGGCCGTGGTCAAGATTGATCGATATGGCAAGCTGCTGATTTACCGTGCGACTGAAGAAACCCGGAATGCGATTATTATTGACCAGTACACCATATACCAGGGCAGCTTGATTGCCGGCACGTTCGTCGCCGGCCAGGGAATCATCCTGCCGCGCAAGGCTGTACCACTACCAAATCCGGTTGTGATTGACCGGTCTATGTACCGGGATCCCAAGACGACGCTCGGCAAGTATTATAACCGCGTCAATGTTGAGCAGTACAGTTGGCGGATAAAGGCCGAAGCGGAAAGCCTGTACAGTGGTAACATTACCGGCGACGCTGTTGTGCAGTTTTCTTCTTACCCTGCAGCAGAGGTTACGGTTTCCGGTACCTATGAAAGCGTGGAAATCTATGCCTGCAGCTGTGAGATAAAAGGCGCGTCCGGAATGATCACCATCACCGGCAAGGTTTACGAACCGTTAATTAAAATTGTTTCGGCCCAACTGTCAACGGTGACTGCCGGCACGACTCCGAACGCACAGGATATTAAGAACGTTACATTAATCGCCCAGGACGACACCGCCCAATATGTGGCTGTGTGGATCCTCGATCAGCTTCAGAACAGAATTACACAAAGCTTCCCGTGGTGGATCATTCCATCCGTGGAAGTTTCTGATTTTTGCAAGGTTGAAACTGCTTTCGGAGAATACCGTGAATCTCAAATCAAAAAAATGCATTTTGCGTACAACGGCGCTCTGACCGGGGATAGTGAGGTGATCGGCTGATGTGGATACCACCCAAGGTTTGGAACATCGATGGGGAAATCGATATTGAAGACTGGCAGCGCATCGAAGATGATACCCGGTGGATTGCCGAGTTTTATGGCACCGTCTTGAACTACAAGACATGGCAGCACACGAGCTGGCCAACACCGACGGAAGTCAGTCGTATCGAAAGTAATATCAATACCCTACTGGAGCAGACGCACAGCTTTCAGAACAAATTTAATTATGATCTGCTGAATGATATTGAATCCTGCCTAATTGCGCTGCATGAGAAGGTTGTTGAACTTCAGCTGAGCATCCGCCGCGCCGGTACCTTTGTTGCCGGGCAAGAAATTTACATACCGATAGGAGTGGTATAAATGGCAAAAATCGTAATACAGAACGAGGAAGGGCAAAACCTGAATCGATACAAGATGACGCAGGTGGATGGTCAGGCCAACACATATGATCTGGAACGGGCGGCCAACATCACGAAGCAGGGAACACCCTTCTCGCCGGAAACGATGGATCATTATGTACAAGATGAGGACTTGACGGTCCACACCGAAGATGCAAGCATCCACACTTCTGCCACAGAAAAGGCCAAATTGGCCGCCGGCATAGTGAGCACCTACATCCACACAAAAAACGGCACCATGCACAATCTGGCCGGAGGCGGCAATAACGTCGAGTTTTTAGCCGCGGATGGTATATCAGACGGTGACACATGGACGGTCAACGGTGTAGCTGTTACGGCCATACTGCAAAACGGCGACCCATTGCCGGCAGATATGTTTAAGTCGGGTAGTTGGGTGACCGGGGTACGGTTGGATGGTGCAAAGCTGGGTTTCGCGTTGTCTGACCATGCGATAGATACCGCGTCCATTGCCAGTGCATTAACCTTATCAACAGCAGCGCCTACGGAAACACTCGCTCCGGGTAAGCTATGGGGGGTGTATTGATATGCCGGGATTGTATGCGCCAGATGGAGGGGTGAACCGGCTGCCTAAGAAGTGGATTGCTCCTGTTGGTGGAGTAAATAAGGAACTCAAAGAATTATACGGAGTAGCGGGTGGGGCGAATCGAAAGGTGTTTACGGCGGGAATAGCTATCGGTAGTCTTTCAGTAGGTGACAAAGTTAAATTCGGAAAAATCTATGGTAACCCAATCATATGGACAGTCGCAGAAAAAAACCATACTGGATATCCTGCAAATTCAGTTACTTTAGCAACTTCTGGAATCATAAAATTTTTAGCTTATGACGCAAGCGAACCCACTAATCCGGCGGGGGACAGAGCCACATACGGCAATGATAGATATGATTACTCAAATATTCGGCAATGGCTCAATAAAAATAGTTCCGCTGGGAATTGGTATGTTGCACAACATGCATATGACAATGACCCAAGCGGAACATCATCTGTGCTTAACGGATATAACTCATACACAGCATCGCAAGGGTTTTTATATGCATTTACAGTGAATGAACAAAACGCGTTACTGAATACAACTGTGATATCAAAAATATTTGAATCTGGAGCAATTAATCTTACAGACAAAATATTTTTAGCCTCATGTGCGGAATTGGGAATTACTAGCGGAACGCAAGAGGGCACTAAATTATCTTTGTTTAATACATCATCGTATTTGGTTGCAAAAGCCACATCAGATGCGGCGCTAAATGATCAATTTGGTTCTGCTTCCGGAAGCGCATATACTTGGTGGACACGTAGTACATACGGTGCTGGAAATGTTCGATGCATAACCAATAGTGGTGGAGTAGCTGATTATGGTACACCTCGCAATGGCAACATAGGCTTGCGCCCAGCATGCAATCTATCCGCAAACGCTTTAGTGTCACAGGATTTAGACACCGACGGGTGTCACACTTTTATTAATTAGGAGGCATACATATGCAATTAAAACTCAATGACGGCACCACGCTTGATGTGTTGGTAGTTAACGGCAAATCAGTTTATGTGCAGGGCGCACAGCGTGACGCGCTCGAAATTCAGATTGCAAAAGGCACGATGAAGGTCGATGCGCTCGATGCCCTTACAGCCGACAGCGCCAAAACCGGCAAACTTACGCTGATCGACGGAGATCAGCAGTACATTCATGACAATTACAGCATCCGCGCGGAATTGGCAATTAAACCAATCGTGACCACCCCCGCAACGTCTACTGCACCGGAGGTCGCCGAGGACAGGCTTTGCGTGACATTGGCGCAGCTAACCTATGCGGAGGTACAGACAGCAAATAATACGGCAGCAATCGACGCGCTTACATTAGCTACATTGGGGGTGTAAAAATGTACGATACATTAAAAAGGCTTTATGATGCTGGCAGATTGCCAAAAGCAAATTTAAAAAAAGCGGTAGTTGCTCCATTTGAATGGATTACCGCTGAACAGTACACGGAGATTACAGGGGAGGTTTACGCATGAGTACATACAGAGGAATTGATATAGCCCACCATCAGGGCAATCCCGATTTTAAACGCGTAAAAGCTGCTGGCATAGATTATGTGATGATCAAGGCAACCGAGGGTGTCAATTATGTTGACCTGTGCTTTGCGGCCAACACAGCCGCGGCAATCGCAGCAGGCCTACCAGTCGGCGTATATCATTTTCTGCGCGCCGGGAGTGCTGCAGATCAAGTACGGGATTGCTTGGCAGCTATCAAGCCATATAAAATCACTTGGCCGGTCGCTGTAGACGTGGAAAATCCGCCTAAAGGCACCGAGTTGTCCGACCTCGGCCGAGACAAGCTGACTGACCTTGCACTGGATGTTTGCGCACGGATTAAAGCCGCCGGATATCAGCCAATGATTTACAGTAATTACAATTGGCTTTATGTAGCCAAACTGCTTGACGTAAACCGTATCAAAGCCGCAAATATCCCTATTTGGATGGCGCGGTACAGCAAGGCAACGCCGGATAATACCGACCGCTCTGCTTTGTGCGATATGTGGCAGTATGCATCTGATGGCAAGGTGGACGGTATCACCAGCAATGTGGATATGGATGTGAGTTATAAGGATTTTGCCCCTGCCACTTTTAAAAGCGACACCACGTCGGATATGGCCATCAAGCACGGAGCATTTTACCAACTTAAAGTGACCGCCGACAAAGAACCGACCGTCACTACAGGCACCGCGGACGTGGTCACGGTTATCCCGCGATATGTTATTGGCAATGATTATTATTTTTATCTCTGTGCTGTTGGGGCGGCTAAATCTGGCACGGGCGTTTATATCAACGGGACAAAGACCTTTGCGGTCAATGTTACATAATCGGAGGGGCACGGCATGAGGGATTGGTTAGTTAAGTATTGGTTAACAGCGCTCTTTGGGGCAGTAACCGGAGGACTGGGCGCTGTGGTAAAACACATATGGGGCCGCCAAAAATGTCAGACGGCACGGCAGGAGGCGGTTGAGGAAGGGCTCCGGGGTCTGCTGCATGACCGTATCTATCAGGCTTGTATTGATTGTCAACGTAAAGGCTACGCGGACGTACAAGATCGTAAAAATTTAGAGCTGCTTTATAATCCATATCATGCATTGGGCGGTAACGGGACAGGCACGGACTTGTACAACATGGTGCGTGACCTCCCGGCCACACCGCCCGTAGAAAACTAAAATAGCCGGTCAATCCGGCTGAAAGAAGGATTAATTATGAATATCAGCAAGAAACTCACATCGCGCAAATTTTGGATAGCCCTCGCGGGTTTGATTGTCGGCATCCTGGCACTCTTTGCAGTGGACGCCAATACCACCACGCAGATCAGCGGGGTGATTATGTCGCTTGGCAGCGTAATCGCCTACATAGTCGGCGAAGGCTTGGTAGATGCATCGGCGGTCAATACGACCAATACGGCCACGAAGTACATTGGGCCTTTAATTGGTACTGTTGTTCCTGCCCCAGCTGATGAAACACAACAGGCTGCAGCGACAGCGGTTGAGAATAACACAGCAAGCAATCCTCCCACGGATGATACCGCGGCACAATAATTAATACATGATATGACGAATCCCCCGCTGGCCTTTTATCGGCTGACGGGGATTTTTGTTTTATATTACTGATAACCTTATGGAACATATTCCTCTGTCCCTATATCTGTCAAAATCGCTTTGAGCTCCGGATAGGGCATTGTATAGCGTTGGCTTAGGTAGCGGAGCGAGGCACCGATTTCACCGTGTGGCCCACCATATTCCATTTTGTTACAAGTTTATAGATAATAAAAAACTTGCAAATGACTGTTTGCCTTGTCAAATACAATTTTGTCAACGAAAGTACGGAGCAGCTTATTCTTTTCTTCGGGTGCCGTGTGCTCATCGCGCAGCTTTTTGATTGTGTTCCTGTGCCCATTGCAAAACTTTTTCACAAGCTCATCCGCATGAGTAGGCTTAACCACGGGCTTTTCTGATTCGAGCTGAATTATCTGATCGGTGATTTTCTGCTTGTTGGTTTTATACTCGGCAAGGGAATCCACGCCGTTCTCATAGGCTTCTTTAATGCGTATCAACTTTTGTTTTTCACGAATTAATTGCTTTTCAATTGCTGCGGATTCGTAGTCTGACTTTGGCTCGACCTTTTGAATCAGATGAATGTCGCCGAATTTGAGGTTGAGTTCTATTATTGATAAAACCATGTCCTCCAACTTTTGAATTTTTACGCAGTGAGAAATCGTACACTTGCCGTGAGCATATGCTTGGCATTGCATCGATGCGCCGGAGATTCTTGTCAAAGTGCTGCCGCAGCTGCTGCATTTTACCAAACCCTGAAGCATGAAACCGGATGATTTTTTAGGGCCGGCATACTTGCCGTACATCAATTTATTCTCAGCGAAACGATCTTGCGTTTTTTGCCAGGTGTCGTCATCGATTAGATGCTCATGAGTGCCCTCTATAATGATAACATTTGGATCATCATAATTACGCCGAGTCCATCCCTCCGGGTTCCAGCGGATTTTCCCGATATACACGGGATTGCGCAGAACGTATTCCACTGTTCTGTTTTCCCAAAGGCCGCCGCGCTTTGTCCGGATTCCCATCGCATTGAGTTTGGCCGCTATATTTCGGTAACTTATGCCGCTGATATAATCATCAAACATCATCTTGACCAACGGGGCAGTGTCAGGATTCATATAGTATTGCTTATTTTGAATGAGGTACCCGAAAGCAGGAGCGCTTACCGGCTCACCGCGGGAAACCTTTTCATTCATGCCGCGCTTTACATTTTCCCCAAGGTCTATGCTGTAATATTCGTCCATTGCCTCTAAGAGCGCTTCAATTAAAATGGATGTCTTGTCATTGCCAAAGTCCTGCGAGGTGCTGATCAGGTCAATATCGAGGTCTTTGCGCAGCATACGCTTGTAAACCACGCTGTCTTCTCTGTTTCGGGCAAAGCGCGAGAGCGCATAGACAAGAATCACATCAAAGGGCTTCGGCTTTTTTTTGGCAGTACCGATCATGTGCATAAACGCAGGCCGTTTCTCAGCCTTGCGGCCGGAGATGCCCTCGTCCACAAAAATGTATTCATCCGGAAGAATCATATCATTTTTTTTTGCATAGTCCCGAATGATTTTCAACTGACTGTCCGGACTGTATTCTGTTTGGTCTTCTGTCGATACGCGGATATAAGCAGCTGCTATTTTCATGCGCTCACCCCCACAGATAAGAGAAAATTTATTGTAGGCCGAATTGGATCTTCATATCAAGTTTACCGTTTTCAAATGTAAAATCAGCATATGCGTCCGGCGAACCGTATCCCTGCCATCGATATGTAACGGTATAAATGCTGTCACCTTTTTTTCCAAACTCCGATTGTACTTTTCCGGTACCGCCTATGATTGCTTTCACCTGCTCATAGGTCATTCCATCTTCAGTTTGATCGTATTCCGCTTCGGAAACGTCGGAGCCGCTGTTATCCGGCAGTGCAGAACCCGAATCCGACGGCACAACATCTTGGAAAATAGATGCAAAGAGCGACTGGGAGCTTGCGCTGTTGGCGGATTCACTTGTGGATTGACTGACGGAGTTAGTCCCGGATGCAGAAGCAGATTCAGGCGGAAGCGCGTATTCATTTTCGCTTGCTGATGGCGAACCGGATTGCGCCGGCGCTCCCGAACTGGAGGAGGAGGAGGAAGAAGCAGACGGAGAACTATTATGGCTTGATACAGTTTGAGAAACGGACGCAGAAACAGATGTTGGGGAAGAGGACTGAACTGCGCTTGAAGAACTGTCCGCTTTTTCATTTCCGCTGACCACCGTAGTAACGATCATTATAATTATAATGATCGCCATGAGAATTAATATGATAACGATCAACCAATTTATTTTCTTGTTTTGCGGTACGGGATATTTCGGCGTGGGTGGCTTTTTCGTCTGTAAGGGTTCGTTTGATGGAGTTTCACAATGAGGACATTTTTCTCCCTCGAATTCCGCTCCACATTTTGGGCATATCACAATACTCCTTCTTTCTTCATGATGTATTTAACAAAATCCAAGCCCTCTATCATCGCCGATAGGCGGCCTTATACTTAAAATATTTTATTTGTGAAAGGCACCGTAAGAGCTTTTCACTGACTGTATCAATCACGATTCAGATTATTGAATGGAATTACGATTGACAAAGGCATTTGGCTGCAGATCATCTTTATGACAATAAGACCGCATAGGACAATCCGCGATCTTAATAAACATGGAATGAGGTGATTATCTTGGCAGCCAAAAAGCCGTTTACATTTATCGGAACCAGCTACATCATTGATAAATCCGGTGACGGTTCCGTGCGCTGCCGGGAAGAAATTGTGTTTGAGCAGGTTTCAACTGCGGATGGTACATATCAATTTAAGCCTATTAAGAGGACAGTATTGATGCCTGAATCTGAACAGTTGGAATGTGACAAAAAAATGATGAAGCACGCAGGAGAGGTCATGTCGGACTATCTCTTCGAATATACGGAAAAAGTATAATATCAAGAAATTACCTTTCAATGATACCACATGGAGGTAAATAAACAACCATAAAAATGCCGCCCTATATAAAGAGCGGCATTTAGGAAGGAAATTATGAAAAAGTTTTATATGAATCCTCATATAAAGGCTTATAAGCTGTTTGGAATAATTAAAGTATAGCGGGCTGATGTGTTTTTAATGTGAACGCTATCTAAAGGTTATGTTAAAAATGTGAAATTTTATCTGTACCGGCTCATTCAATTGACTCTTTACAAGCCGCCTGTTGAGCCGCAATAATGCCGAGGTTGTCACCAAGAGCGCTAAAAAAGCTCGAGAAGATATTGATATCATTGAGACTCATTCCTTTAGACATTGCAATTGCTGTAGTAGATGCAAGGAGTACAAGGTCGTCTCCTGAAGAGCACTGCGGCATCAATTATCACCTCAGACTCATAGTATGCTGACTTGAATTCCATAGTTAAAAAATTATTCTTTAATACGTAGCGAAAAAAACTGTATTGTTAAGTCAATGGCATAAGTGCCTTTATGAAAATTTCTAATCTTTCCATCTGAACAGCAGCACACCTGCAACCATCAAGGCGATGCCACTGTATTTTTGCCAACAGAAGGGAATTCGCTCCGAATCAAGAATTCCGAAGGCATCGATTAACGCGGCGACCAAAAGCTGTGAGATCAAAATGACGGAAATGGCCACCGTAGGCCCTAACCCCTTGATAGACAGCATCACGGTGATGGTGATGACGATGCCCAGCACACCACCCAGAAGGTAAATCTTGTTTGTACCGCCCAATTCCCCGAAGTTCCCTTTGCCTAAAAGCAGCAGGGCAATGACAGACAAGACGAATGCTACTCCCTGCACCAAAACATTTGATTCATACAACCCGATGCGGTCGCCCAGACGAGTATCCATGACCCCTTGAAAACTCATTGCCGCCCCCGCCAGAATACCAAAAAGAATACCCAACACACTGAATCCCTCCATGCATCATTTGTTACCTGTTTAGAAGTATCTTTTCCAGAAAGAGGCACAACATACAAAAGCACCCCTTTCGTTATTTCAGTATGCCATACTGTCTAACGAAAGGGGTGCAGTTCATTTTCGGTGCGCTACGGTTTGTTTTTGAAAATCGGTCAGTCGCTATACTCTTTGAACCAGACTTGCGTTATCCCAGTCGGCTAACACCACGTTATCAGCGTCTTTTTCAAGTATCTCGAAATACGCGGTGTATTTTTTACCATCTTCATCAATACAAGCAACAGAGTAATTATCCGCGCTGATCCCTAATCCGAAAACGCCGGCAAAGTTTGGTGTACCTGTCAATGCGAATTGCTTTCCTTCGTAAACCGTAAACCCATATTCGCCCCCTGCTGCTTCATAACCGTTCGTATCGGCAACCGCTTTTTCTGATTTATCCTGCCCGTCATGCGCTAAATCCCCTGCGGCAGCACGCTGTTGGTCAATGTATCCCTGCGCGGCTGCATGTGTCTTAAATGGTGCCGAAACATGAAAGCCGCCACTGCCATTGGGGGTCTTAACGACATACCGACTTCCCTGATGTGCTATTTCATAGCTTTTCATAACAGCTCCTCTTTTCTGCCCTAATGGGATATTGTATATTTATAACAATTTTATCAGTCTTTTCAATTAAATAATAGAACTTATTCCGATTTAAGTCAAGACGTTTCATCGATGACAATATAGCAAAAATTCTCCCACAATGCGCAGTAAAGAAATGAAAAGTCTGCAAGGCCGAGAGCCATGCGGACTTTTCATGTTGGTCGGCATATACGATCATATCATTTTACTGATTGCAAACCAGATTGGAAAAGAAATTATATTAGCATATAAATTGATTTATTGGAGCTGTGTAATAACAAGATGTGCAGACACAGGCCTTGTTCCTCCGGCGAGAGGAGTGATGGTCAGCGCCGTTGAATTACCGGCAGGATTTCGTACAGTGAGTATTGAATTAATCACTGTTGTTGTCACAAGAGCCATTCCCACGATCTGAGAAGTGCCTGTTGCACGCCCTACTACCGTATCAGCTAAATCTGCCCCATTAAGAGTTAGAATTAATTGCCCTGCTTCATCGACACTTACCTGAAAAAGGACTTGATAAGTTCCAATTAAAGCCAAGTTAAATGAGCTGGGGCCGGTGCGGGTAATGGCCCCTCCACCAGTCGATCCATCCTGAGGAAAACTCACGTCGGTGCCAGGAGCTACTGTCGCTTCATTGTCAGGAGGCATCAAGGCAAAGAAATCTGCAAAGTTTAATATGCCTCCCGCAGCGCCGGTTGCACCAGTAGCGCCAGTTGGGCCGGTTAAGCCCGTAGCGCCGGTTGCACCGGTTGCACCGGTTAAGCCAGTAGCGCCGGTAGCCCCAGTTGGACCGGTTAAGCCCGTAGCGCCGGTAGCCCCAGTTGGACCGGTTAAGCCAGCTGCGCCGGTAGCCCCAGTTGGGCCGGTTAAGCCAGTAGCACCGGTTGGGCCGGTTAAGCCAGTAGCACCAGTAGC